GATTCAAAAGCGAGGACTACTCAAACGTCTCGACAATGTTGCTCTGCCTTTGTGAACGGGGAGTCTTAACTGGCTCGACAACCTTGACCATGCTAGCCTGCTCGGCGGTCATGGGACGGGAGGGCAGGCCCATGCTCCGCCAATATGCAGCCCACAGCTTCGCTGCCATGTGCTCGGCAGCGCGTGCCGCGTTGTACAGCTCGAGGCGTAGGGCCAGCTTGTCCTTCCCGTTCAGCTCGTTGACGTCCTTGGTGATTAGGTCTTGCCAGGCCATAGCCTAGTCCTCTCTACCGCATGTGTACGCATACGCAAAATGTGGGGACGGCTCGACGCACTCCACACGACCAGGCCCCATGTCCCTGGTCAAGAGCGCGGCCAAATAAAAAGGGCGCGTAGTCGGCTGTTTCTGCCCGACACACACACCCCGGTGGTACACTTCCCGCACAATCTTGCTGGCGGGGGCCTTGGTCATCTTTACGCGCTTAATTTCCATTGGTTATTCCTCCTAGTCTAGAGTCCAGTTACCAGATAAGAAAATCGGCCGTAGGAAAAATCCATGCCCAAAGTGTACCATATGGAGCACCTCTGTCAAGCATTATTTTAGCCTCCAACCTATTGAAATTATTCGCCTCATCATTTTCCCAAAAAAGGAATTGAACCAAAGACCAAAACCCCTTTTCCCTGTCTAGCCCGTTCCTAGTCATTATTCTCTTTAGCGCGTCGCTTACGCTCCCGTTCCACTTCCCTCTCGCGTCGCTTCATCGCGTCAATTTCCTCATTCAGCTTCTCGGTACGAACGCGATACGCCGAGTTCTCCCGACGTTTGATCTTGGTAACACGTTCATAATAGCTCTTGAAGTACGCGGCACGCTTCTCTTTAGCGCGTTCGCGTCGCTTATCCAGACAAATATCACACATACCAAAGCGCCTGGGAAAGTGTTCATACCCGCGGAACTGGTTACACTCCCCACAAAAGCGCCCCTCGATCTCGATCCCATGCTCAAACACGCGTCCACAGGTCTTACAGAACGGCTTCATCTTAGCCACCTCGTCATCCCCCTTTAATGCTTATCACTTATAGCTTATATGTACTCGTTATGCATACTATTTAAGTATAGTCCAACGCGTACGTTTGTCAATATAAAAAATATGTACACACGTTTACGGCTCAAGTCGGGACACAGGCTTCCGGCCGGGGCATGTTCATATCGAGCAAATGCTCATAAAAGTAACGTGTATCGCCTAGTCGTTTGCGGCACTTTTGCCTACTAGCCAGGGACTAGGCATAAAAAAGGACGCGCTCTATTAAGCGCGCCAAATAATGTAATATTTTTCCATAGCTATCCAATATTCCCTCATTAACAACACATACTAGATTGATAGTATATGGTCTTTTAGCACAAGAAAAACCCGGACCCTGTAATAGCAATCCGGGTTCTGTAGTTATGGCTTAAGCGATTTCAACCGCGCCTTTGCCACTTTTCTTACCACCCTCAGCGGTATCGTCAATCTTGATACCCAAAACCTTATGATTCGCTTTGGCTTTGGCCCTGATCAGCGGCAGAAGTTCTTCCATAATGTCCTCTATCCCCAAAGTCAAAGTCAACCGTTTCACATCACCCTTGTCATTGACCTCGGCAGCGGAGGGAATGACAACCTCAATCTTCCCCTTGCCTAAATCGCGCCCAAAAACCTTGAACTGTTCCGCTGTAACGAACCCCTTCTGATTGATACCCACAAGCTTCAGGGTATGGCTCTTACCAAGAGCTACACAAGCATCCGCATACAGTTCCGCAACCTCTTTTTTGGCTTCCATGATATTTCCCCTTGGTTTGTTTTGATAGGTTGCCTCATCCCTATCAGAATTAAGCTAATAGCCTACAGGCGTCTTAATTCTCTCCGGTCCTTTGATCAATCCATGATCATTGTCAAAGAATGAATCAACCCTCCCTTTTATTTTAACCATTGTACCAAGTATGTCAAGTAAATAATGAATAAATATTGTATTGACAGATATATTTTTTCTCTAGTCATATTTTTTCTAGCTAGGATCGTACGGCAGGAAAAATAACAGGGGACTAGTATATGTTTTTCATTTAGATTAATATTATTTATTGCAAGCAGCGTGCCAAATAAAAATATATGCCGCTAGGCGCTAGGCGATTAATGGTAATATATGCTGTCATGCATAGCGTCCATGTGGCATGGGCAAGTCTTAATAATTCCTAGCTCGTAGGTAGACATACACACCCCCGAGGCAGGGTATGGACGCATCTTGTGCGGCGGAAAGCGGAGCGTACTCGAAGAGCTACATTCTACTCGAAGAGCTAGTTTCTCCTTGGTGGCGTACTTGGTACATAGGATAGGCCCCAGTATTGGGTGTCCCAGTTGTATCCATTGTCCATATGTCCCCCGCGTTTCTGTTGTACGCGAACAATTGGAGTTTGTGAAAATTATTATTTGTCATATATGCACTTTTATCCTTGACAAGCGTTTTCAAATATGCCTTACTGATACACATAGGAGATATGTGCTAGTGAGTTCCAACGAGAGCCAGGCAATAACCAAGTACAGACAAACCTGTCGTCGGGGGTTGTCCCCGCGCCACAGGGAAGCGATGCGGCGGCTGGCCAGCGGGCAGTCCATCGCCCAGGTAGCCGACCAGCTGGGCTACTCCAACAAGCACTTATCCACCATAGCTGCCTCGCCCCTGTTCAAACGGGAAATGGAGCGTATGCTCAACCGCATGGACCAGGCCGCATACAATGCTCTCGCTGAACTCCGCCGCATCCAACCCAAAGCAGTTAAGACATACTCCGACCTCATGACCCAAGACGAGTTCCAAACCCTGCGCTTCACTGTGGCCAAGGACCTCCTGGACCGCACCGGCGTAGGTGTGGGCAAGATGATCCACACCCTAGAGCAGACCGAGTCCTACGAGCAGCGCTTGGCCAAGGTCCGCCAGAAGATGACCGTTGAATCCACCCACTCCACTGACAGCCCAATAGAGATCATGGGTGGTCAGGAACTGTTGGAAGAATATGATAATGAGGTTGGGAAGAAGCGTGGATAAGCAGAAGCGGAGAGCCAAACTGAAGGATGCTGGCATCTGCATAAAGTGTAGAGAGAAGCCTTCTGTCACCACTACGTTCTGTGCTACCTGCGCTGAGGAGAACAATAAGTACCAAAAGAAGCTTAGGTTAAGTAGGCTGTCGCGTGGTCTATGTGCTTCTTGTAATTCTCCATCATTACCCGGCAGATCTCTATGTGATAAGCATACAACGAAGCATAGAGAGCGCAGGAGAAATAGAGTAGCTAAAGGACTGTGTGGCAAGTGCGGAGCGCTAGCTGTTGGTGGGAAGATGTGCGAATCTTGTAGAGAGTTGTCGGCTATACAAGCGGATAAAATAAAACAAGAAGTAGTTAATGCATATGGTGGTATGTGCGCGTGTTGTGGAGAAGACAATCCCTTATTTCTGTCTATAGATCACATACATAATAATGGGGCAAAGCATAGGAGAAGTTTAGGCTCTGTTGGTAAGTCTGGTGGTTCTATTTTTTACTATTGGTTAAAGAGGCACGGATTTCCTCAAGATGACTATCAGCTTCTTTGTCACAACTGCAATCAAGGCAAGCGCTTAAATGGTGGCATTTGCCCCCATCAGCAGGAAACTGGAGGCATTCGTGCCTGCTCTTGATATGGAACGCGCCGCCAAGGAATTTGAGTATTACTGCTCATATTTCCTCAAGATCCGTTCCAAGTCCCGGGAGACGATCCCCTTCCGCCTCTGGTACCCATCCCAAGCCCTGATCTGGCGCAGCATCAAACGGGACCTCGACGCCCAACGTCCGATCCGCAAGATAATCCTCAAGCCCCGCCAAGCAGGCGCATCCACACTTTCCGAGGCATTCCTCTTCTGGCAGGTACATACTGAGCCGGGGACCCATGCCCTTGTCCTGTCCATGGACCGGGACTCAGCAAGCTACATCTTTGAGATGGCCCGTAACTTTTACGAGTGCCTCCCTGTTGAGCACCGCCCCATGAAGCGGTATTCGAGCAAGCGTGAACTGGTATTTGAGAACCCCAACGAGAAAACCCGCTCCGCCAACCCCGGCCTCAAGTCCCGCATTGAGGTCCAGACCGCTGGCAAGTACATCCCACCCCGCGGCGCAAACTTCAACCTGGTTCACTTCTCCGAGGTCGGTTTTTGGAACAATGCTGAGGACATCGTCCCAGCTATCATTCCCATGGTCCCCTACCTCCCCCGCACTGCGATCATCTATGAGTCCACTGCCAACGGGGTAGACAACTTTTTCCACGACGAGTGGGAGGCAGCCGAAGCGGGCGACTCTGCCTTTGACCCAATCTTCTTCCCTTGGTTCATTATGCAGGAATATGCCATCCCCTTCATCGACGCCAAGGAGAAACGGGCCTTCTCCGCTAGCCTGGATGACGACGAAAAGGAAGTCCGCAAAGAGTTTAAGCTGTCCCTGGAGCAGCTCAAGTGGCGGCGCTTTAAGATCACCGAGCTGAACGGAGACGTTGACAAGTTCCGCCAGGAGTACCCCTCCAGCGCTGCTGAAGCCTTCATTCTATCCGGCGACCCCATCTTTGATCGCAACGTGCTCAAGCGTGTCGTCACCCGCGACCCAATCTGGACCGGCGACATTGACATGCACGACGAGAACCTGCGCAAGACCCCCGAGGGCCTGCTCCAGATCTGGGAACACCCCCACGAGAAGGGCGACTACGTCATCGGCGTAGACGTGTCCTCCGGTACCGCTGCTGACTACTCCTGCATGTGCGTCCTCAAACGTACCTGGCCCAACGGCTTAGCTGAACAGGTGGCCGAGTGGCACGGCAAAGTGGACCCAGTCATGCTAGGCAAGCTAGCCGTCATCCTAGCCCGCTACTACAACAACGCGATGCTCACCATTGAGATAAACAACCACGGTCTGACGACCCAAGCCGAAGCCAACCGCCACTACTGGAACTTCTACCGCTGGCAATACTTCGACCGCATTGGCCGAGGCTACACCCAGAAATTAGGTTGGGACACCAACGTTAGCACAAAACCCATCCTGGTCGACCGCTGCCGGGCCTGTATGCGTGACGGACTGGTAGGCATATCGTCCCAGGGCCTGCTCCAAGAACTGTGGACCTATGTAAAGATTCCTGGTACAATGAGCTTCGAGTCCGAGGGCGGACACGACGACCGGGTAATGGCCTTCCTGATTGCCCTGACCACGCTCTATATTGAGGACCCCAACGCGATGTACGACATCGGTCACGCTATCCCCATCGCTGAGGGCGTAGGTGTTCACCAGAGCATGATCAAGTCCCCGGCCCTGGGCGCAGACGTAATGGTCGCCCCTATTTGGGACATACGCGATCCGAGAGGCGGCGGACAGAAGCTAGACTTGAATTGGAGGAACCTGTGATGACAGATAGATTCGCTCAAATTATGGACCGCCAGCTCACCACCGACAGGGAAGGTGAGGCTGAGCGCCAAGCGTGCCCCCGTGAGACGAAGGGCCGCAAGACCAAAGGTGAAGGCAAGGGTCGCAAGACCCGTAGACGCATGAAAGTTCGGGGTGGCCGATGAGCGCAAACAAGGTCCGCGCCAAGCGTAAGGAAATGGACGCGCCCGACGTCAACCCTGAATTTGAGGCCCTGGAGACCGCGGCCAACCTGCTGATTGACTCCTTTCCCAATGAGTCCACCCGAGCTATTCTCCGTGAGACGGCCCGTTCCCAGTTCATCCCCCTGTGGATGCTGATAACCGGCATCGTCCAACGCTCCTACGACAATGGGGAACATACCGCACCCATCATTGATCCCATGTGGCTAGCCGCCAACCCGATCAAGTTGGGTGAATTCGGTAAAGTGATATGCCAGACCTGCGGTAACGACTTTACGCCGCGGTGGCCAGGGGAGAAATACTGTGGTTCTTACTGTGGAATTGCTGGGTATCGGAGTCGGATTACTGCTGATCGAGCGACTCATAACCCACCTCCTACGACTTACAAAGTGGGTGAGGAGCCGCCGGGCGTCAGCCGTAGTACCATCTATCAAGACGAGTCCGACGGAAGAAGCGATGCGTCTGATGACCTGGGAGCGCAAGTTGGTGAGCTGGGAAGCCTCCCTGAACGAGAGGACCCAATCGCCGTCATCGAACGTGAAGCGCGCCTCGGTATTGCAGAAAAGCTGGCTTAGCCTATGAGTCGGAAGAAGATAGGAGAAGCAGCGGTCTTAGCAAAGAAACGCCGAGCCGCTATGCATTTGTCGTCGGATAAGGCTCGTTACGAGCGATTGAAGGCAGCTGGTTTGTGCCCTGTTGTGGTGAAACAGAATTAGCTTTTCTTTCCATTGACCACATAAACGGCGGAGGGCGACAACATTTTAAGGAGATAGGCCACAGTAAGATAGAACTTTGGTTAAGAGACAATAACTATCCGCCTGGATTTAGGGTGCTGTGTCATAATTGTAATCACGGTCGTCATGTCAATGGTGGTATCTGTCCTCATCAAGAAAAGGTAAATAGGTTATGGCTGGTAAAGACCCATTAGTAGAAAAGCTCAATAAGATGTTTGATGAGAGCAAGGCCGTAAAAGAGGTGGTCGCTAAAGAGCGTCAATGGGATAGCGCCAACGATCTTATTAGAGGCCAGCAGTTACCACCAGATCATCCTAGGTATAAGCCAGAAGCAGTACTGAATTTATTGCGCCCTATTATTAATAGAAAAACTAGTATGTTAACGGACACCAAGCCCCGCTTCTCGGTCAACCCCACTCGTCGGGGCACCAAGTTTGCCAAAGCCGCGGGCCTCCTAGACGAAGTTGCCAACGCTTGGTGGGACGACCAGGGCATCGACATGTCCATCATGCGTGCCTTAGTCTACGCCCAAGCCTTCGGGATATGCATCACCCAAACCCGATGGTCCCCCTCAGACCAGGAAGTAAAGTTCGACGTCATCGACCCGCGTAACTTCTACGTCGATCCCTACATCCTGACTCCCGATCAGCTCCCCGATGCCGAATACGTCATCCTTGAGGAGACCCCACCCCTGGCCCAGGTCAAGCTGCGCTTCGGGGACGCCGCCAAGGACCTGTCGCCTTGGGCACCTCCTAGCAAACCGGGGGAAGGGGGCGGCTTGGTTCGACAGGCCCTACGCAAGCTCAGCGGCCCCTTTGCTGGCAAGAACACCGGCACCGCGATTCAGCGGGCACTCCTGCGCCACTACTGGATCAAGGACTACTCCTACGAGGACATTGAAGTCACCAAGGAAGACAAGACCGTAACCGTCCGCAAACAGAAGTATCCCGGCGGGCGCTACATTGTCTACGGTCACGACGATGTCATCCTGCACGACAAACCCAATCCGTACTTCGATCTGACACACCCCTTCGACATGATGGATTGGTACATGGACCTGGACAGCCCCTGGGGCGACAGCGAAGTCTGCACCCACCGCTCCCCCCAGCTCCTCCTGAATAAGCTGGCCGAGCTGATCGCCGAGAACGCTATGCTCATGAACAATGCCATCTGGATCTGTGACAACTCTGCCTTCCCGGCTAGCGAGGGACCCGACGGCTGGGGCCAGCTGACCAACGCCGCTGGTGCCGTAATTCGCAAGCGCCAGGGCACCGAAGTGAAGCGGGAGTACCCAGGGGGTGTTCCCGGCTCAACGATGCAGATGCTTAACTTTCTCCAACAATTTATCGAGCACACGGGCGGCACCCCCGACATCATGTCCAAAGGCAAAGCAGGCAACGTCCAATCCGGGTTGGGTATCGAGGCACTCCAGATGAACGCCGCTGCTCCCATCCGCCTGTCGGCCCGCGTCCTCGAGTCCCTGATCCAGCGGGTCGGCCAGAAGTACATCTCCCGTGTAATCCAGTTCTACCCCGATGAACGGGTGTTCCACATTGCCGGACCCGACGGCAGTTTCAAGGAATACACCTGGATACGCAAACAGTTCCGGGAGGCATTGGACCTACCCTCCCTCCGCGACGCGCACAAGGACTTCCGCTTCCGGGTCGCCCCTGGATCATCGCTCTCTCTGACCAAGATTCAACGGGGACTAATGGCCGTGCAACTCTACCAGCTCGGCTGCGTAGATCGACAGAGCGTACTCGAGGCGGTCGAGTGGCCGGATTGGGAAGACACGCTTAGACGTACGATTCAAGAGCAGATGGCGGGTCTCGAACCCGGCGGGCCAGCGGCGATGAAGGGGAAAGGTAAGACTGGTAAGAAAGGACCTATGCAGCGCCAGGCGAAGATTGCCGGGAGGATGTAGTGGTGTTTGATCCAGAGAAGATTAAGATAAGAAACACGATAGACTTATTAAGGGATAAGGAAGAATTGCTATATGTATAAAGTTATAATTGCTGGCTACATAGCTGTTGGAATTGTTATGTGTATTCTGTGTATTCGTTGTATGCTTCATTTTAGATCGTCTGGGTGTAAGGTATTGTGGCGTAATTGTGTTGCCTATTGGCTAGCCCTTTTGTTGTTCTGGCCTATTGTTATGATCGTATCGCGTTTATATATGCGCAGGCATCCTAGTCCTTATATAGAGCAGTCTGTCGATAAGTGGTTGAAAGAAAAAGCATAGTATGTAATTGATATTTGTAAGGTTTGAGTATACCTTTTAAGGTCCCTACTCGAAAACGCAGGCAGCGTCAGCGCCGGGCCTCTGACTAGGAGCGATACAAGATGGCAGCTGTTAAGCGCCCATACACACCTAACGCTCTTACTCCAGAGGTGGCAGCGACTGCGCCGCGAAGAGACGCCCATTAGCATCTGTTGGGTGGCTCCTTCCTGCGTATCTTGACAGGAGGTGGCAACATGGCCAGACGTAAACGTGGTCGGCGCGGTAAGCGCAAGGGTCGGAAGGGCCGCGGCAAGAAACGCGGCATGATCGTGTAGCCTAGCTACACACATCCAAGGGCGAGGGTAGTGGGTTCGCTCGCTACCCTCATTCCCAAGCAGGAGAACGACGATGCCAGACGCAGGCGTAATTCAACAACTGATGCAATTAACTGGAGGCGGGGCAGGTGGCCCAGCTGAAGCCGGTCCCGGTGCAGCCGGTGCTCCTCCCGGCGGTGCCCCTGGTATGCCCCCTGGTGGCGCTCCTCCTGGTGCTCCAGGTGCCGCTCCAGGTGGCCCCGGCGCAGGTGGTCCGCCCCCCGACCCCCGTGAACTTATAATGGGCGGCTTGACAGCCCTTCAGCTTGGCATGTCCCAAATGGGCGGTGACGAGACCATGGCCAAAGTGCGCCAGCTGGTCCAGAAGTTTGCCGAGCGCATCATGAAGTCCAGTCCGCAGGGCAGGCAGGGTGCTGCAATGGGTGGTGCTGTACCGGGAGCCACTCCTCCGGGCGTCGGTCCCATGCCTGGCGGACCACAAGTATAGTCCTAAATGATGACGCGTAACACCAACACTCCGCTGACGCCGCGGCACCGGGGGACCCCATTAGGGATTTGCCTACCGATGAGCCTACGCACGACAGGGAGTGAGGAGAAGTGATATGGCAGCTAAACAACCCCAAGACGATGACATCGACTTTGGGATAGACGTAGGCTCTCTAGGCGAGGCCGAACGTCCCATCTATGACAAGCTCAACCAGCAACTGCGTGCTGCTTGGCTTAAGAAGACCTCCGAGTTGGCTGAGGTAAAGAAGGGCTTTACCTCGGAGCAAGCCAAGATCAAAGCCGAACTCGATGAAGCCCAGCAAACATTGACTGCGTGGAACGACTGGTATCAGCGTGAAGGCCAATACTTGACTCCACGGCAGCAAGCGCAGGCTATGGCGGAGGAAGGACTGGAGAACCCCAACGCACTCTTGCAGGAGATCGCAACCCTGCGCCAAGAGTTCTCTCAAGCGGCGGACCGATATAACCAGGTAATCGCCAAGCTCCAACAGGACAATGCTTCGATGCAGCAAGCCTTTGGTCTCCACAACCAACTGGTTAATCTCCAGATCAAGCATCCCGATATGGACACCAATCGGTTGCTGGAAACGGCAAAGGAACGCGGCATCAAGGATCTAGACCTAGCCTATCAGCTGGCCTATGGCGACGAGATTCGCAATAAGTCGGTTGAGGAAGAAGTCACCAAACGTGTGACCGAAGAGCGGGAGAAGTTCCAAGCTGAGCGGGATGTGGTAGACACTAAGCCCTCCTCGACTCGTTACAGCCCCCCGCCCGAGGCTGCATCTTATACACAAGCTGGTGACAACCTGTTGGCAAGCATCCGCAAAGCAGGAACAGGTGGGCCAATAACCGATTAGCCTAGTCGAGCCTCACGCACACTAACTAAACGTGAGGACAAGATATGGACGCAAGAGAACTTACAGCCCATATTCGTCAGCACTATATTCCGGTCCTAGTCGACCAGGTATTTATCTCCAACCCGCTCTTCACTCGTCTGCGGGCCAAAGATCAAATCATCATCGACTCGGGTCGAGAGATTGTGCTGCCGTTTATCTTTGATAAACTCACGTCGGGTGCGTACGAGTTCGCCGATACATTCGACGTATCGTACAAGAAGACCGACGATTACATGACCTTCCAGTGGCGTGGTGCCTGGGTCAATGTCACTATTGACAACTGGTCCCTAGCCATTGGTAATGGGGTTGAGGGCGTGATCCCTCTCCTCGAGGCCAAGATGTACAATGCTGAGTCTACCCTGGTTGATATGCTGGGGTTCTGGACCATGGACCCGGCCTACTCTTCTACCAAGACTTGGGATGGTCTGTGGAACGGAGTTGACGACGGCAATACGTACACCACTTACGGCGCTATCACTCGTACCGCGGGCTTTACCTATGGTACTACCGGGTATGCCGCCCTGAACAGCTACGTAGATTCCACGGGTGGTCTGATCACCCTGGACCGCCTGCGCTATGCCATGGGCAAAGCAACCGTCGGCACCAAGAAGCCTGACTTGATTCTCTGTCGCCAAAACGTCTACGACCAGCTATGGTCTCGTGTCCAACCCCAGCAACGGTTCCTGGGCGACCGCCACAACGATCTGGTCAATGTAGGCTTTGAGGGTATCACCTTCGACGGTGCGGCCATCATGATCGACAACCACCTTCCTGAAGGTACGATCTATGGCCTCAACACCAACTACATCAAGATGTTCATTAACAAGGACCGTAACTTCCACTTCTCTGATTGGCAGCGCCCGATCAACTCCGATCAGCGGGTGGCACAAATCCTGGTCATCGGTAACATGATGGTTCAAGCTCCTCGCCTGAACTTTAAGTTCACCGGCCTGACCGAATACTAGGAGGTATAGGCAATGGGTGGCGTAACTAAAACCGGCTATAGCTCGGTATACGGTGGTGGGGCTGGCTACATCAATATTGGTGGCTGGAACACTACTCTTACTGACGTGTCCCAGACGGCGAAGGAATGCATTGGGGTCAAGCGTGTGGAAGGGGCGAACACTTACATGTACGTCCAACTTGGCACCTCGACTGCCTACAAGAACATGTTCCTGTCAATCTCTACGGGTTATCCCGACACCAACAACCTGACTGCTCCCTTCGGCCTGACTGCGAATGGTGTGGTCAGCACTGGTACCATCTGTAAGGGTATGACCATCGCTGACTCTCCGGTCTCTGGTGTATGCTACGCCTGGGTCTTGATTGAAGGGTTTGCGACTGGCTATGCCATGACGGATAGTGCTCTGGCTTACGGAGCGTTTGTTGGTCCGTCTACCTCTACCGCCAACACCCTGGACGCTGGCGTAACTGCGCTAACTAGGGTTGGTCAGGTGCTTAACGTCAGCGTTGCAACTGCCACTGCCCAGGTTGGTGCAGCTGGTAACTTGGTGTATTACAAGTTCAAGAGCCTGACGAGTATCTAATCACATAACCTAACCCAAACAAGGAAGAGGAATGCGCCGCACACTGGTAGAATTTGAAGTCACAATGGAACAACTTGCCAAGATGTTCAGTGGCTCCAACGAACTAACTGTTCGCAGCTGGGAAAAAAGGTGGCTAGACAACGTGGTCGAAAACCTACGCACTGTAACTACACCTAGGCCCCTTAAGCAACTACTTACAAACGTCAACACTCATGTGGCGTTGTGTTGCGGCGCAGGTCCTTCCTTACGCAAACTGAAGAAACGGGCACCCCTCATTCCTCCTGAGTGGGGGGTGATCGCTTGTGATTACAGCCTGTTAGCGGTGCTTGAGGTTGGGATCAAACCCTTATTCGTAGTGACGATGGACGGGCATCAGGAAACCGAGCCAGCGGTTTTAGAGGGCTTTGCTCGCTTGGCTAAGGAGCATCCCGACGTACCAGTAATCGCTGACATTGTCTCCTGTCCCAGTGTCGTTGAGCAGCTTACCAACCCC